GTCCATATCTGAGCCATCGCATGCCGTTGTGTCCTCAGAATCGACTTCATCGTTCGATTTATCTTCTGAGATTTTGGTCTTATCTTCTTTTTTTGAAGAATCTTCTGCTTCTGTAGTTTCGGCCCTGGCTTCTGCCTCTTCATCGGCAAGAAGCTTGGTAAGCATTGAAATAATTAATTTGTGGCCAGCATCCAAAGATTCTAGCGTGACCGCTTCGGCGTCTTCAGCTGCCTTCTTGGGGGCGTTGTCTTCTGCTTCTTCTTTTGGTGCCGAATCTTCAGCCGGCTTTTCTTTCATGATTTCCTCTGGAAGGGCGAGTTCAACAACTTCTTTTTCTTCTGAATTCTTTACCATTTCGAAATCCTTTGAATCAACTGTAAAACTAATTTTATGGTCTAGAACCATCACGTCTGGACCAGCTCTGCCTGAATCAACAAGCGCCAAGTGATTTCCGCGAATATCGATTTGTGTCGCATCATATTCTTGGCCATCCCAAACCCCAGGCAAGACTACATATTTGCAACGAAAACCACAACTAAGCTCACGCTTATCATCAATGTCTATTTTTTCCTTTAACGTGTCGCTAAAAATCTTTAGGTTTGCCTTTAGGTATGGTGCGTCGTAGTAGACGTTTTCGCCAATGACACCATGGATTGCTTGGTCTTCTGGTGCAGCCATTCCATTTTCTGCGCTCCCCAGAAAGGCGTGGTCATCTAGGAACGGAACCAGCTTAAAAGAGTCTATGCACTCTTGATTGGAAAGCTCCTCTTCTGGGCGATAGACCTTATACATTTTGTAAGGATCTAAACCCTTGCTACCATCCGCGTCAATCTTGCTCCCTGGGTAGTCAAAAACGCCAACCTTAGATATTGGGTTATCCTTTACCTCGAGCCATCCGTTTTGATCTGCATTACGATTGGTCATCCTCTTCTCCGTCCGTGTACTCAACAATTCCAGCCATGACGCATCTACAATTCTTGCTTTTAATCATTGCAGATGTTATGTTGTACGTTCCTGTTTTTGACTGCATAGTGTAAACATGACCGCTAAATATACTGACCAGTTTCTTTTCTACGCAATGACCGAACTCAATGAAGGGTCTACTCTTAAGGGTTTCGCCAAGAAGAATGGGGCTTGCCCCCATACTCTTTCCACTAACCTGATCAAGAGATTCAACTACCGCATCCCGTCCGTCGTTAAACTTAACGCTGTTTATGCTATGTCTGCCGACATTGTTAATCAATACTCCATCGGAGGCGAGAGTGTTCTCTCCATCTCCAAGAGATTTGGTGTGGCTAGAAATGTTATTGCTAGAATCCTTAGGGAAAACGGGGTTGTCCTTAGGTGTGGAAGCAAGGCTAACATCTTGAGGATGTCCAGAATGACAAGAGACGAGAGGATCGCTCTCTCTAAAGCTGCTAGAGCCTCTAGAATGGAGAACCTCGGAATAAACGCTCAAAACCAAAGGAAGGCTGCTGCAATTGGAGCCGGGGAGCAAGAGCTTTTCTCTCTCTTGTTGCGTGAGGGATTCGAGCCAAAGCAGCAAGTCTTGATCGACGCTTATGCAGTCGACCTCGTTTTCAGGAATGTCGCCGTGGAAGTTAAATTCAGAAGCAAGTCGTCTCTCAGCGTTTTGTCTGGTGGAGAGCGCGAGAAAAAGATCGTCGAAAGTGGTTACAAGATCTGCTCTTTCGTTATTAACGATCCTATCGCTATTAGCTTTGCCGCCCAAGAGCTTATCGCCCTCTTGGATCTCATTAGCCGCCAACCAACCTCTACCAGTGAGTATTGGATGATTGGGTGTACATGTGATAACCAAATCGCCTTGCAAATGCAAAGAGACAACCTCCCCAACATAGAAATACCGCCACAAGTTAAGACAACCATCAGCAAGGGATACTTCTGTTGAGCCTATAAAGCAGTTTATAGCTTGCCCAGGAATTCCGCGTTCACCCGTAGCCTCATCAATGATTGGCAAATCATCAAAACTAAAAATCCGCCCATCATAGCTAACATGTAATGGTCTCGGCTTCTGGCCGCCGCCAGAATGTATCCATTCAAACTTATCTACACCAACAGCCTGCATTCTCTGAGCGTTGATATTGTTGTAAGCTTTGCGAGTTTGGTCAAGGGCTATGTTTTCAGCGCGGCGCTCGGTCACGCCAGCCTGATTAGTCAAAAAAGGAACCAAGTCTTGCAGGCCATTCCCGCCAGGAAGAATAGAGCGCATCACTGCGCCTTGCACCTGCGTCATGTACTGCTGAGGGATTGACTTGATAAGCCCAACATTCTCAGCAACTGAAGCAGCCATAGACTCTTTCATTGAGCCCGTTAAAAAATCCGCCTTGACGGCGAGGCCGCCAGACATATCCTTGAGTGATTTCCTCAGCATGATTGCTGACTCAGCATCGGTAGCCGAAATCATATCAATAGCCATGGACCCAGCGTTCCGGTCGAACATTGCCTGGAACTTGGCGCTCAGTTTATTCATCAAGATACGCGCTTGGCTGCCGACATTCCCATCAGTGGCAATACTGAATGTCGGCAAAGCCTGATCTTTCAGCAATGACGTTAGACTATCTTTAGTCTCCTTGGTCATGCGCTTAACTAGGGCTAGTAGATTGGCCCTGTACTTATCTTCAATGCTCGCGCGCGGGCGCAAGGGCTTTCCCTTAACGATTATCTTTCCGGCCTCTTGGGTTATGCGCTGTTCTTTTTTTGGTGCCAGCTTAAATTTATTTATTGCCATTATTTAGATTGGAGTGCTGGCTTTGATTTCGCGCCTACCGGGACAGTTTGTGCGGGTTCTGGGGTAAAAGACTTTCCAATCGACCCCATCATCTTACTGGCCTCTTCTTCGCTCATGCTAAACGCGGTCTTGAGTATTTCAACGCCAGTCTCCCTGGGTATCTGTCCAGTAGCTACGTTTGACACTGTCTCAATCAAAGAAATTACTTGAGCCCCATTCATGCTGACATCTTGCGGGGTCAATTGGCTGGATAATAACGGCGCTCCTGTCTGGTCTTCTTTTAACTCTAAATCAGCCATCACCATGCCGTTGAAACCGCTTTCTGGGTCAGCGATTAGGCGCTCTTTTATGTCACGATGATCGATCGCGCCTGCGTCCTGCAGAATCGTGTCAGTTTCAGCCTTCAGCTTTTGAATTGTAGCAACATCAACAGCCTTCAGGGTATCTAAAGGCTTCCAGTTTATTGTGACATCAAGAGCCCCGTCGAATTGAGACTTGATTAGCAATTGGTAGTGTCGATCAAGTAGCGGCGTCAAGTCATCCGCCTGGATTGACTCGAGCATCTGGTGGTAATTCGAGACTTCATAGTCTCCGCTTGCTCCAAAACCTTTGGGGCTCGTGCCTAATAGTTTCGTTGCTGGGACATCGCAGATTGCAGCGACAAGCTGAAACTGCGTCATTATCACGGCATCTAAGTCAGACAGAGAAGTGTCTATCTGCTGAATCTCATCCTCTAAGTCCACTGCGCGAGTGCCGAAATTATCTCGAATAAATGATAAGTCTTTGAGCTTCTTAAAGAACGCTCCAGGCTTCTGCATGGCCTTTGCCAGGTCTGTCTTCAGGACATTCAATCGCTTAGTAAGACATAGTAGGGGAGCTTCGTTTCCTACGCGCTCAGCTGCATAGATGCGCTCCATTATGAGCTGCGGGATTGATAGGCCTGCGTATAGGTAGGACGGCTTGAGGATATCGCCGACCTCTGGCCCCCTAGCGATCACGAAATGGCTTCTGTGATATCTATTGCCGCTAATAGTCCAATAAGTGGCCTCGTAGAAGTGTGGGTCAGCAGGATTTGATACTGCGTTCATATCTAGCTCAGGGGTAATCCAATAGGGATCGATCTGAGACATGCCGCGATAGGTTCCGGGTTTCACGCTCTTGATATCAAATGGCTTTAGGTAATAGTCCTTGTCTCTAGAGTCGACAACAAACAGGCAGTGACGAATCCCATAGACACGCTTAAATTTGACTTGCTCCACCAGCATTTTAGAAACGCGGAAGAGCTTGTCTAGGCTTCTAAGCTCGGCAAGGATTTTGGTGTCTACTTCTTTGCCGTCATTCACGGTTATTTCATAGCCGTTACGCACCGCATCTTGCGCAGGCATCGTGCAAGCTTTATTTACCGCCCATTGTTGGGCGATCAGTGTGCATGACTGAAAGCCAATAAATCCTTGGGAAACATACCACCCAAGGACTGCTTCATTCGCCATTAAGCCAGTCCCGTTGTATGGGTCGCTTAGATTGCCATCGCAGGAGTCCATTGTAGCGATAGAGCCGTCTTTTTTTCGGCCAACCATCTGGCTGGGCTTGATGCGGAAAGCATTTTGCTTGATGTATTCCCTGGCATCCTGGACGCCGCGCTCAGCAAAATTAGTTGACGGCCACTCTAAGCTGCTAATTTTCTT